GAGATGTTTGGAACCAGTGGCAGGCTGAGTTTTTGGCGGCGAGGCGTGAATCGGTCAGCATTCCGTATGGGGTGATGGCGGTGAGGCATGAGAGGCTCATAGGAGCAGCGCAGATCGCAGAAGGCAAAAGGCAGAACGAGATTGCTTCGGGCTCCGCCCTCGCAATGACGGAGGCAATAGAGGACGGCGTGTTCAAACAGCAGATCGAGGTGCTGTTGAATGCGGCGGGCGAGCATTTGTATGGCGATGGGCTGAATTTATCGGGTCGCATTTGGCGGATCGACCGCGAGACGCGCCAGGGCATTACGAATGTGGTGCTGCAGGGAATCACGAATAAAGAGAGCGCCTGGAACATGGCGAAGCAATTGGAACAATATCTCGGAGCCGGGCAGGATTGCCCCGGATGGACAAAGCAGAGGTTATATGGTCTCACGGCAAAAGACAAGGCTGCAGGTGATACGCGCGGGCTGCTCTCTGGCAATGATTGCGATGGCAGCGGCGTTTCTTATAAGGCTTTACGCCTGGCACGAACTGAAATTCAAAAAGCTCACGCTCTCGCCACCGACAAACTCCTGATGAGCCAGCCGTGGGTGATGCAGGAGAAATGCAATCTCTCTGCCTCGCACCCCGAGCCGGATGAATGCGACGATGTTGCCAACGGCGGCGAGCACAATGACGGGGTGTACCCGGTGGGGACCATCGAGTATCCCCTGCACCCGAATTGTTTTTGTTTCAAGACCGCCGTGTTGATGAGCGACCAGGAATTCTCTTCGAACCTCAACGGATGGTTGAACGGCGAGCAGTGGACCGCGATGGACAATTACAAATCCATGATCGGCGGCGACTTGAATGTGGATATGACGAACGATGCGCTCAGCCTGGCGGTTTGGCTGTTCGGCGACAATCTGGAGAAATATATCCAATGATGAAAGATGAAGGATGAAGGATGACATTATCTGACGACATCAAATCTGCGCTGGAAGCGGATACGGCTCTGATGGCTTTGTTGACCGGCGGCATCCACAATGATGTGGAGGAGATCTCGCGCCAGAACACGCCGGGCGCATTCGATGCGAATAAAGAGATCAAGCCCTGCGCGTTGATCAAATTCGGCACGGAGAGCAAGATTACTTCCCTGCGCAGAGGCGTGCAAACTCCATTCACGGTTTATTTTTACGAGCGGCAGGGATATGACGCGATCGATGCCGCCATGTCTTTGGTTTTCGACGATCTCAACGAAGCGAAGATCGGCACGAACGTTTGGAACATCCGCTTCGACATTGCTGTGTACCAACAGCGAGACCAGGCGCTCGATTGCGCTTTGGAATCGCTGAGATTTATTGCAGTTCGCATGAGATAAGGAGATATACCATGCCACTTAATACCACCCCTATTGTGTACGGTCTGAACGACATCAAGATCACCAGCATCGACGGTCTCACACAAGTGGACCTGCCCGAATCGGTGACGCTCAGCTTCAAGGAGCGCGTCAAAAGCGCCGAAGCCATGGGCGATGACCGCATTGGCGGCGTTGTTGCCGTGCTGGAAGCGGTTGATTGGGAGTTGGAATACAGCTCACTTCCGCTCGAAGCGCTGGCGGTGATTTATGGCACCACCACCGGCACCACCGGCACCACACCCAACCAGGTGAAGACGCTGGCACGTTCCGGCGCGACCCGCCTGCCGTATTTCAAGATCTACGGCAAATCCCTTGGCGAAGGCGATGATGATGTGCATTGCCTTTTGTTCAAATGCAAAGTGACCGGCGGGCAGGAAGTGGACCTGAAATACGGCGAGATCGCCAAGCCGAAGATCAAAGGCATTGGCATCGATGACGGCTCCAACGGCGTGTACAAGTGGGTCCAGAACGAGACCGCCGATACGCTGCCGGGTTCGTAAGGATCGCAATGAAACCTGACTTGAATTCCCTCAAACAATCTCAGCAGGCGAAAAAGAAATCGCTGGCTGAATGGCGGGCGGCTCAACTTTCTGAATTGAGCCTGCCCAGCGGTCTGGTGGTGACGTTGAGAAATGTCACCATGACCGATCTTGCCCTGACGGGAAAACTTCCGCCTGCCATCCTCGATGTGGTGGAACAATCCAACGCCTCTGCCGATGGTCTGGACCTGAAAGCCATCTTCAAGAACATGGCAGATTTTCGCATGCTGCTCGATGTGCTGGTGACTGTGGCAATGGTCTCGCCGAAGATCGGCGCAACGGCAGATGATGACCATATCACGCTCGAGGAACTTCCCAACAACGACAAGATGGAGATATTCAACTGGATCAACCGCGAAGTTGACCAGTTGAAGCCTTTTCGTGAGGGAGAAGCTGAACCTGTGGCGGCTGCATAATGTGGCTGAAGCATACGGGAAACGACCGAGCGAGATCCTCAACCTTGAAACCGAGATCGGCGCCTGGTCGTTGGATGAAGCCTGCTTGATGATCGGTCGCAGGTTCGAAAAAGAACTTCAAGAAGGCAAAGACCCGTTCAGCAGCATCACAAAGGTCAAAGGCAAAAAGTTTTCTCCCGCACCCAAAGACGAGATCGTGATAATGAAGATCCCTGAAAGCGGTATTTTCTAATGGCAATTCAACTTGGCAGTGCATACGGCAAAGTATCCATCGACTCCAGCGGGGTTTCTGCTGGAGTTGGTTCCGCTACGAAGAGCCTGCAAAATCTTTCGGCTGTTGGCACGCAGGTGGGTGATGCCATGCAGAGTGTTGGCAGATCGTTGACCGTGGGTCTCACCCTGCCGATCCTCGCTGTGGGTGCGGCATCCATCAAGGCGGCCAGTGACCTCGATGAAAGCCTGAACAAGGTCAACGTGGTCTTTGGCGAATCATCCAAAGAGATCATTGATTGGTCGAAGAATGCAGCCACGTCATTGGGTCAGAGCCAGCAGCAGGCGCTCGAAGCGACCGGCACATTCGGCAACCTGTTCACGACCATGGGGCTTGGACATGATACGTCTGCGCAGATGTCAATGGACATCGTACAGCTCGCTTCTGACCTGGCATCCTTCAACAACATCTCGCCCGATGAAGCGCTTCTCAAACTGCGTGCGGGCTTGGTCGGTGAAGCCGAACCTTTGCGCACGCTGGGAGTGAACCTCACTGCTGCAGCGGTCAAAGCCAAGGCAATGGAAATGGGTCTCGCAGGCGCGAACGGCGAACTCAGCCAGGCTGCGCTTGTACAGGCACGCTACGCCCTCATCATGGAGCAGACCGCCAACGCGCAGGGCGATTTCGCACGCACCTCCGATGGTCTCGCCAATTCCTCACGCATCATGAAGGCAGAAATGGCAGATGCCGCCGCGAAACTCGGCACGCAGTTATTGCCCATGGCTCTCATGGTGGTCAAAGGTTTGAACCGTCTGCTCGAAGCCTTCAACAACCTCCCGCCCTTTGTGCAAAAGGGCATTGTTATTTTCCTAGGCTTGCTGGCTGTGCTGGGTCCCATCATTGGAATGCTCGGCACGCTCATCTCATTTGTTTCCACCATCGCCGGGCTTGCCACCACCCTGGGCGGGCTTGGCATTTCCATCACCGCCATCGGCACCGCGCTCGGTTCGCTGGTGGGAGTCATTTTCACCATCGGCGCTGCATTGCTGCCGATCGTCCTTCCGCTCTTGTTGATCGCCGCCACGGTGTACCTGGTCTATCTCGCATTCAAGAACAATTTCGGCGGCATCACTACCACGGTAAAACAACTGTGGGAGATCATCAAATACTATTTCAGCCTCATCGGTCAACGGATGCTCGCCGCGTTCAAGAATATCAATTGGGCGCAGATCGGCAAATTCATTTTGATGGGCATTGCCAATGGAATGCTCGGCGGAATTCCGCTGATGGTGGCGGCGGCGTACAAGGCAGGGCAGGCGGCGCTGACAGCCATCAAAAAAGCCCTGGGCATCGCCTCGCCATCGAAAGAATTCATGAAGCTCGGCGATTTCAGCGCGCAGGGCTATGCCATCGGGCTGAGCCGCGCACTCGACCCCAACACCATCGCAAAGAGCATCAGCAAGCCCGTGCAAAGCACCACCAGCAACCAGCAGCAAAATATCAACATGCAATTTGCCAGCGGTCTCACCGTGCGCCAGGTGGAATCCATGCTCGCGCAAAACAACCAGATGATCATGTCACGCCTCGGGCGCGCACTCGGAGGTGCATAAATGGCAAGCGATTTCAAGATCGGCATCACCGCCGAATCCCTCACCTCACTGGATAACCTCACCACGCCCTGCCCAGACCCGCAATGGGAATTCCGCGAATACCGCAAAATGGTGCGGCTTGGAGATTTCTCCATGCGCGGGCTTGGACCTCAAACCCCCGTGTGGACCTTTCCGCTGATCGAAGCCGAGCAGATCGCTCAGCTCGAAGTCTATAACACGGGAGATCCCATTTACATCCAAACCAAAAAGCGCGATGGAACCCTGCACATTTTTGAAGTGCTTTTCAACTGGATCGATAACCGGCAGGATGGCGACCACATGGCGGGCTTCCCCGATTACCGCAGCGGGCACGTCATTGAAATGCCCGTGATCTCCGAGGTGATCTTCTCATGAGCCTCATCCATGCCGCTACTGCTCCAGAGCAGGCATATCTGCGTTCTGAAAATCAATGGCTTCGCAAGTGGATGGCGATCTTCAAGCCTTCGGTCATCTTTTCCGCGCTGGTGAATCAGACCATCACCAC